TATCATACCAGTCTCACTCGCTGGGACAAATGGATTAGAGTTGAGGAGAAGTTTGAGCTCCCAGGTATATTGAAGACGTTGAAGAAAAGCTATGAATGGATCAATTGTGAGTTCATAGGAGATAAGTTGATAGAAGTACATCTTCGTCATAACGAAGATTTTAGTAAGGGAACAAACATACAAGAGTTTATTCCCGTATGGGAAGGTGAAAGGACCGATCCGGATGAGGGTTGGCGATATATTGAATATCCAGACCTGCATGGTCGAATCGGTGCGTTTATAAGAGAGGATTATAAGAATGTCAGTATTTAAGGTTCAGAAGAAGAGTCATATGGACTCTCTAATGTTTTTCGATGGTGGGGTTGATATTGCTCGCTACGATCAAATCAAGTATCCAACACTAGATAAAATTACAGATAAGCAGCTGGGCTTCTTTTGGCGTCCAGAAGAAGTCGACGTGTCTAAAGATCGAAGCGACTTTGCTCAGCTTACAGACCATGAGAAGCATATCTTCACATCAAACCTTAAGCGTCAGATCCTACTTGACTCTGTGCAAGGTCGTGGTCCAGCTGAAACGTTGATGCCTGTTGCATCTATTCCAGAGCTCGAGCCATTGGTTATGACCTGGACATTTATGGAGACTATTCATAGTCGTTCATACACCCACATCATTCGTAACGTCTATGCAAACCCATCCAAGGTGTTTGATGAGATGCTCGATATCAAAGAGATCGTTGACTGTGCAGAAGACATCAGTAAGTACTATGATGACTTCATTGAGTATTCACGTTGGTGGGAACTCCTTGGTGAAGGACACTTCCGAATTACTGATAAAGTAACTCAAGAAGACCGCTATGTTAACATCGACAAGTATGAGCTGAAGAAGAAGCTCTGGCTTGTACTGAACTCTATCAATGTTCTTGAAGGCGTACGTTTCTATGTCTCATTTGCATGCTCATGGGCATTTGCAGAGCTGAAGAAGATGGAAGGTAATGCTAAGATCATCAAGTTCATTGCACGTGATGAGAACACACACCTAGCTGCATCACAAACTATTCTAAAAACACTTCCTAAGGACGATCCTGATTTCTTGAAGATCAAGGAAGAGTGCCTTGAGGAAGTTAACAATATGTTCCTGGCTGCTATCGAGCAAGAGAAGCAGTGGGCTCATTACTTGTTCAAAGACGGATCTATGATCGGTCTGAATGAGAAGCTATTAGGTGATTATGTAGAATGGATCGGAGCTCGTCGTATGCGCGCGCTTGGAATGAATGTTCCATATCATGTATCACAGGCTAACCCTCTTCCATGGACAGAGAAATGGATCGGTGGTGGTAACGTACAGGTTGCTCCACAAGAAACAGAGATCTCTTCCTATGTGATTGGTGGGGTGAAACAAGACGTATCAGAAGAAACATTTAAAGGATTGTCACTATGAAGGTTATGATGTACACATCTGAGAACTGTGCGTATTGCGAAGGAGCTAAGCTCCTTTGTTCTACAAAGGGTTATGAATATAATCAAGTTGTGGTTGGAAGGGACATGCAGCGAGAAGAGTTCTTAGAAATGTATCCAGCTCAACGAACTGTTCCTTTGATATTTGTTACGGAAGATGGTTTAACATCTAAAATTGGTGGATATCAGGAGTTTAAGAAATGGGCGGAAGCACGCGAGGCAACTCGAGGAATGACGCTGTAATGAAGGAATGCTACCATTGTGGAGTAATATATGAGGTAGTGTTGGATGAAGACTTCGAGGGAGAACAGATCAACTTCTGTCCTGCATGTGGACATGAAGCTGAAATCGAGCTCGATTTCGAAGAGTAATAAATAGCTCCAGCAATGGAGTTATTATGTGGTTATACGAGAACAAAGAATTTGAACCTGAGAATTTGGATCCGAAAGAACTTTATGGTTTTGTTTACATGATTGTCAATAACGAAACAGGAAAAAAGTACATCGGTAAAAAGTTCTTCTGGTCCTCCAAGACTCGACAAGTCAAAGGTAAGCGGAAGCGCTACAAGGCCGAGTCAGATTGGAGAGACTACTATGGATCAAACGCCGTATTGGCAGAAGAGGTTAAAAGTGCTGGTGCTAGCAAATACACCCGCTTTATACTTCATCTATGCAGATCTAAAGCAGAGTGTGCGTACCTTGAGGCAAAAGAGCAATTCGCTCGTGATGTTCTTGTTAGTGATGAGTATTATAATGATTGGGTATCAGTACGTGTAACACGTCGCCACCTAGTTAAAGTGAAGGATAGAATCCGTGGGTGAAGTAATTGAGTTTCCAAAGAATGAAAAGACAGAATTCCATCAGGATCCAATAAACGCTGAAGCAATAAGTAATGCTCATACAATTGTACATTTTGCTGTTGACTTATTGAACGATTGCGGGTATGATGTAAACAATGAAAAGACAGTTAAAGATCTAGGAATGATAGCTAACTTTCTTTATGCTACGATGGTAAGAGCTCGTGGCGAAGAGCATGTCCTCGGTGAAGTGATGGACGATATACAGAATGAACTTACAATGTTGAAGAAGATATTAGATGATATTAATTGATTATAATGGCCTAGCAGTAGGCACTGTTGTTATGAATAAGATGGAAGCTAGTGAGGATATGATTCGTCATATGATCCTTAACCAGATCCGTATGTACAACAAGAAGTTCCGTGATGAATATGGACAGGTCGTTATCTGTTGTGAAGGTCGTTCATGGCGTAAAGAATTCTTCTCTGAGTACAAAGCTAATCGTAAGAAGACTCGTGATACATCATCCCTTGATTGGAATGAAGTGTTCCGTATCCTCAATACTGTACAAGAGGAGATCGAGCAGAATTTCCCATACAAAGTCGTCCAGGTTCATACAGCTGAAGCTGATGATATCATTGGTGCTCTGGCTGAGTATACTAATGAGTTTGGGAATAACGAACCTGTGATGATCATATCCAATGACAAGGACTTTCTGCAGCTGCAGAAGTATTCTAATGTCAAACAGTATTCTCCTATGAAGAAAAAGCTGATTACAGAACCTCATCCTCATAAATATCTACTTGAGCATATCTGTAAAGGAGATAGCGGTGATGGGATTCCTAATATTAATTCAGCTGATCGTACTTTTGTGGATGGCGGACGACAGACCCCCGTTAGACAAAAGCTACTTGACGAGGTTGTCGCAAACTACGAAAATCTAGAGGCTGTTCTGACTACCGAGCAACTTCGTAATTTTCATCGTAACCGCCGTTTAATCGACCTAGGATCGATGAATGAAGCCGTGCGTGAAGAGATTATAAATAGCTATGAATCAGTTAAGACTGCCCCTAAGATGAAGGTTCTTAACTACCTAGTTAAAAAACGATTGAAACAATTGATAGAATGTGTTGAGGAGTTCTACTAGTATGGCATTGATGATCCATGAGATCTTGGAGAAAGTGGCTGAAGCACCAACCCGAAAAGAAAAGAGTGACTTGCTGCTCAAGCATAACACACTTGCTCTTCGTGATATCCTAAAGGGTGCCTTTGATGATAACATTGTGTTCCTACTACCAACTGGAGCACCACCTTATCAGGCGGATGATGCTCCTCATGGATATACAAGGACATCTCTCTACAATCAGACAAAGAAGTTTCGTTACTTTGTCAAGGGTGGACCTGGTGAGCAGATCGCTAGTCCTCGACGCGAAAGAATGTTTGTTGAAATTCTTGAAGGCGTCCATCCTAAAGAAGCAGAGCTCTGCATCCTAATGAAAGACAAAAAACTGAATGGAGTTTACAAAGGAGTGACTAAGAAGCTGGTGCAAGACACATGGCCAAAACTTATCAGATCCTAAATACCAATATGCATAAGAATAACAAATTGCTATTCTAGAGATTTAAGGCTTGGGGTTTTGCCCCAGGCCTTTTTTTATATCATGTGTATGTGAGTAGTCGTGGCAACATAGGAGAACTATATGCGAAAAAAACCTTCTGTTAAAAGAATAAAACTTACTACAGGAGATCGCGAGATGAACTCTAATCAATTGGAACGCTTGAAGAAAGACGAGCGTGAACTCGGTCATTACCTAGCTAGGGTAAAAAAGGAGGGCAAAGAAAAATTGGCATATCGACTTCAGAAGAAACATGAATATCTGTCCTCTAGGATAGAAGACCTTGAAGAGGAGTATTTGAGAGTAGCATAAATAATACTGTTGACCTTTTAGCTGTAATGGGGGATAATTCCCCCATTACTTTTCTTGGAGAATATTATGAAATTTAAAAATTGGGGACCAATCCACAATCGTTCTGTTCAAACTGGATCTACTGTGCCGGCACCTAAGTATGTTCCCACTGTCCTTCCTAAATTAGAGAAAAAATAATGCCCACATATACATATTCGTGCTCACGTTGCGAGCACACATTTGATGAAGTGCTTTCTATGGACGATCGTAAGATCCCTGAACAAAACCCTTGTCCTGAGTGTAAAGGAGAAGAAACCGTTATCCAACGTATTGGAGCTCCCAAGATAGTTACGAGTACTGGCTCTATGCTTGGTAAGGCTGGATCTGAATGGCGTGACGTTCTAAAGAAAGTTAAATCTGGTTCTGGGATGAGTAACACTATTAATGACTAACAAATCACTGAAGCTACGTCTTGAGCATCTACGTGTCCTCGAGCCTATTACTAAGGCTCAGGAAGATGTGTTCACAGCATACAATAAGAATAACAATCTAATCCTGTCTGGCTCTGCTGGATCGGGTAAGACGTTCCTTGCTATGGCTCTTGGATTGGAAAGCGTCCTCGATCGCGATCAGCCTTACGATAAGGTTGTAGTTGTCCGATCAGCTGTCCCAACACGAGATATGGGATTCTTGCCTGGTGATAAGGATGAAAAGGAAGATGTGTATCTTGCTCCTTATAAAGCTATCTGTTCCGAGTTGTTTGAGGACAATGATGCATGGAACAAACTAATTAATCAGAATGCTGTTGAGTTTTTAACAACATCATTCATTCGAGGCATCACTATCACTAATGCAATTATTGTTGTGGATGAGATGCAAAACTTAAACTTCCATGAGCTCGACTCTGTGATTACACGAGTTGGACAGAACTGTAGATTCATTCTTAGTGGTGACTACTACCAGTCAGACTTCCATAAGGATGGTGATAAGAATGGTATTCTTCAGTTCCTAGAGATCCTTCGTAACATGAAATACTTCGAAGAGATTCAGTTTGGATGGGAGGATATTGTACGATCTGACTTTGTCCGTGACTACATAATGACAAAGGAACAGATGGGAATTGGATAATGTTTAATCATGTACCGGTTGACTTGGGGTATCAGGATCTTGATGCCACTACTACAGAAAAAGGAAGACGATATGTTATTCCAGATGGTCAGAAGCTACCATCGATAACTACAGTATTGTCTATTCTCACGGAACAAAGCATACGTGAGTGGCGCGCCCGAGTTGGAGAAGAAGAGGCTAATAGAGTATCTGCTAAAGCATCTTCTCGCGGTACGAAAGTGCACGCAATCATTGAGGATTACATTAACAACGTAGAGGATTATGAGCAGAAGTATCTGCCAAATGTTGTTGGTAACTTTATGGACGTTAAGCCAATATTGGATGAGAGAATTGGAGATGTATATGCGCAGGAAGCCCCATTATACTCTACTCATCTTGGAGTGGCTGGTCGTGTTGACTGCGTCGCTATGTTTGATGGGAAGTTGAGTATTATCGACTTCAAAACGGCACGGAAGCCAAAGCGTAAGGAATGGATTGAAAACTACTTCATCCAAGAGTCCGCCTATGCTGTTATGTGGGAAGAAAGAACAGGAACACCTATTGTTCAGCTTGTTACAATCATTGCGGTTGATAACAATCCTCCTCAGGTTTTTGTAGAGCATAGGGATAATTGGACTACTAAACTTGTGGAGACTATAGATGAGTATAAGCGCAGAAAGGGTACGTGATGCCTGGAAGAATCTGGCACTGTGTTGTCAGACTACTTCCGATTCAGAATGTGTTTCAGCGTATGTAAGACATCTCGAAAATGAGGTGAAAAAGTTAACCAACGAGGTTGAAGACCTTAGGAACAAGTACTATGGATCAAGATATGATACTTCTCGACGGGCCGTCTTCTCAAAAGAAGAATAGTTTCGTTCAGAAGCCACTAGCTTCTGTACACGAATATTACTTATCAGGTGATGTCCTTTCACCTGAAGAATACATCGAATGGTTTGATCAGATTAGAAATGCTGGTCCCAATGATATGGTAAAGATCCATATCAATAGTCCTGGTGGAGACTTATTCACTGCTATCCAGTTTCTGCGAGTAGTAGCAGAATGTGAAGCTCATGTTGTTACCTCTGTTGAGGGATCGTGTATGAGTGCTGCTACACTTATATTCATTAATGCAGATAGCTATGAAGTATCACCACACAGTGTGTTTATGTTCCACAATTACAGTACAGCAATGTATGGTAAGGGTGGTGAGTTATATGATGGGATTATACACGAACGTAAGTGGTCTGAACGACTGCTGCGAGAAGTGTATGAGGACTTTTTAACGGAAGAAGAGATCGCTGCAATCCTCGATAACAAAGACATTTGGATGGATGGAGAAGAGGTTGCCCAGCGTCTCGTAACGAGAGAAAAACTCAATGATAAAGGCAATGAAAAAGACGTGGCTAAAGCTGCTCAAAGCGCTGGCCAAAGGAAAGTTAGGAAAGGCAGACCGCCTAAGAAAAAAGTTGATCCAATTGGAGCTGGAGGAAAAAAGTGAATCCGACAAACGGCAAGGGTAGTAAACCACGACCAATTACTGATTCAGATGCATACTCGAAGAATTGGGATCGGATCTTCAACGATAGTAAACAGTGGCCAGACAATCCAGTAGAGATCGGTGGGGTGTTTACTCGCCCAGATCCTGCAGAAAAAAAATCTGAAAAAAAATGAAAAAAATTCATTTTTCCTGTTGCCTTTATGTTTTTTAGCGTGTATGCTATAAGCATAACAATTGAGGAGAGAGTTATGAACATGGTTAAATTTGCTACTACAGTATGTTTCA